ATACTAAATGTAAAGCTAAAAGACTTGTCTAACTAACTATAAATTAGTAACTTCACATGCCTATGAAAAAATCAAAGATTGACCAAATTTGCGAAGAAGTTGCTTACGACTTACAGATTGACAAGAAATTAGTCAGAAAGGTTGTAAAAGAATTATTCGTAGAGATTGCGTCATCACTTGTATTTCGCAAGCAACACATTCTATTAAGAGGGTTTGCTAAGATAGTAATTCAAGGTATAGCAAAAAGTAATTATAAACCCCACGATCCTATGCAGTACGAAACACGTGCTGAAGAAGAGTGGAAAAAACCTCAAACAGATGAGTAAAGAAAAAGATGCAGCTTGGAGAGAGATGATGTCAAAGAGAGCTGACGAATCAAGAGAAGATACGTTTGACTCTTGGATTGTTGACTTAACAGATAAAGAAGATCAACCTGAATCGTGTGGAATTGACGATGATGATTGCGAGGCATGCGGATCTTAGGGCTACGCCAAAGATTTATTTAACCTTTTATTAACTTCCTAAAAACCAAATTATGGGAAAAACTAAAGCTCAGGTCTTAAACGACCTATTCAAAAAGTGTAACCTCACAACTGAGGATGTACACAAACACAAGTTCTACACTATTATAACTCGCTCTGGAATTGAAAAAGTTCAGGCGGCTTATAATATAGATGTAAATTATGAGATAGTTAATCTCTCAGATGACCACAAACATTGCTTAATTAAAGCAGTGGGTACTATGGGAGAGTCTCGTACAGAAACATTTGGAGAATGTGCTCCTGGGAACAATAGCAATGCTTATCCTGTCGCTATGGCGGAAAAACGTGCATTGTCTCGTATAGTACTTAAGCTTGCAGGCCTATACTCTCAAGGTGTATTCGGTGAAGATGAGGCTCCAGCCTTCTCTGCATCGCAGAATCCTAAGAAGAAAATGGACCCTGCAACATTTAAAGCTATGATGGATACTGTTGAATCAGATCCTCAGAGAGTTTTAGAGGCTATGCCTAAGTATGATTTAACACCTCAACAGGAAGAGGACTTAGTAAGTGCGGCAAACGCTGCGATATAACGATTACCTTTACGGAGGGGAGATAGTCTCCCTTCCTTTTTTTAACCGAGCCAAACTTAACAGGCTCAAAAACCATTAATTATGAGTAACTTACAAATTACAGGAACAATCAAGTCAATCGGAGAAGTACAAACAGGCGTATCTAAAAGCTCTGGAAAAGAGTGGAAGAAAATGATATTTGTAATTGAAACTGAGGGTGAGTATTCTAAATCAGTAGCATTCGATTTATTTGGAGGCGAGAAAGTTGACAACTTTGTTAAATATAACAAGGTAGGGCAACGAGTTGATGTAAGCTTTGACGTTGAGTCAAGAGAATACAAGGGTAAATACTACTCAAACATTAACGCTTGGAAAGTGTTCACAAACAAAGACGGTTCTACTACTGCTTCGGCAGAAACCACGACCTCTACCACAGAGGATCCTGGTAATTTACCGTTCTAAGATATAAATTCATCCCTGAAAGGCTTGCTAAGTAGGGGATGATTTTATTTTCCTATATTTGTATAAACGCAAATAAATGGAAAAGAGAACATTTTTTATTCCATTCAGTACGCCATCATCTAAAAATGGTAAACGCTGGACTGGAAAACACATGATCCACTCTAAAACAGTTATGAACTACATCAAGAATACTAAGCCGTATTGGCAAGAGTATTCAGAAGAGTTTAGATCTATTATGGATGGACTACAAAAACCTGTAAAAATATCGTTTAAATTTATTAGAGGCACTAGACATAAGTTTGATTACGTCAACCCATTACAAACCGTTCAAGACCAAATGGTAATACACGGATGGATGGAGGATGATAATTGTGATCAGATTATACCTAGTTTTGAAAAGTATATTTACGATAAAGAAAAGGCAGGGTGCCATATAACTATTAAGAGTAATAATAAACCAATCAAGCATGAATCAGGAACTAGTAATGAAAACTCTGGGTAGAATACTTAATGATGTTAAGTTTCTTATGGATGCAGTAGTTAACGACTATCAGCCAAAAGAAAAATCAACTACAGAGTATACGAAGGACTTTATGGATTTTTATAAAGCCTATGGAATTAATAAGACTAAGAGTCAATCCTTTAATAAATGGAAGAAACTAAATAATCAACAGAAAGAAACGATTATGAGTTTAGTACCATTATACCAGAAAGCATTTGAGCCTAAGTTTAGAAAATATCCTAACAACTTTCTTGCTAACAATAGTTGGGAAGATTATGTTTATTTATTAGAGGCAAACCAAAAGTCTCAAGAGAAAGCAATTAAAGTTGCTGAAGCTCAAAAAGATAGACTTGATTCTTACAACTTCTAATGGAACACAAGATAAATTCCGAAGAAGAGGTTTCCAAATATCTAGACCACGTTTATAATAATGGGTATAATAAAGGGTTATCTACAGGTATATCTTGGTTAGATAAACACTATACTTTTAGGAAGGGTGAGCTTGATGTTATAACGGGATTCGCTAATATAGGTAAGACTACAGCTATCTTCTACTTAATGATGTTAGCATCAGTAAAGTATAAATGGAAATGGTTGTGCTATTGCCCTGAGAACGAACCTGTAGGTGAGATGGTTATAGACCTTGCAGAGATGTTTATAGGAATGACTGCCGACAAAACCAAATCCGAAAGGATGGATAGGTCAGTATTTGATGCTGCCTGCGTCTGGGTTATGGAACACTTTAAAGTGGTATCATTTCCTAGCACACCAACAATCTATGATGTTATGGATGTATTCCAAACAGAATTAGATAATGGTGATTTTGACGGATGTTATGTTGATCCTATGAATGATCTAGCTATTAATAGGTCTATGAGTAAATATGACTATTACTATCAAGTATTGTCGGATATTCGTAGATTTAAGCAGAAGAACTTTGTAAAGTTTATATTAGTAACACATGCTGTGACTAAAGCTGCTAGAGAAAAGAATCAAGATGGAACTACTCCAGCTCCTTCGCATTACGATGTAGAGATGGGTGGTATGTTCGCTAATAGAACGGATAACTTTATAGTTATACATAGGAACCCTAATTCAGAGAATTGGAGTGACACACAACTTCATGTACGGAAGATTAAATTCCAGAAGCTTGTAGGTATTCCAACTCAGGAAGAAGAGCCTGTGATATTAAGATTCGAACCTAGATTGTGTAGGTTTAAATCATTAAACAAAGAAAAAATGGTATGGGAAGACGTTCTACAAGAGAATGCCATGGACTTTATTGATACTTATAAATCAGGGATAAAGCCTGAAATCTTCGACCAAAACAATTTACCCTTTTAAAACGCTATGGGAAAAACAAAAGAGCTCGCTATGGAAGAGCAACAAAAAGCAAATCAAGAAGCCTTTAAAGAGTCACCACTCGGAAAAGCGATCACAGAACTTGAAGGACATGTAGGAAATCATTTAATTGCTATGTTAGACACTGTTGGTATCGGTGTAACTGATGAGCAACGAGATGAGGCGATGACGCATTTTATCGCTGCCAGTCATGCTTCTGGAACTATCCAGAGATTAGTCTGGGAACAGATGGATTACGAAGCTAAACAAAGAGCATCTGTTGAAACAGCTAAGGCTGAAAAGACTGTTAAGAAAGCTAAAAAGAAAGAGGTTACTAAGAAAAACAGACCTCGTGGAAAAACTTCCATGAAAAAAGCTTAAGTTTAAAATAAAACCATTATATTTGATGTGATTTGGTTATCATTATTGATTTAATGGTTTGTTATTGGTTAAATGGTTAGTAAGGGGAGCTTCGGCTCCCTTTTCTTATTTAAAAACAAATTATTATGACAAAATTCTTAGAAAGTTTACAAGACGACAAAGTATATTACGCTGATAAAACACATGTCACCTGTTCTATGCTTAAACATTTATTGAAATCACCAGCACATTTAAGATCCTATCTTGATAATCCACCAAAGTCTACACCTGCTATGGTATTTGGTAGTGCGTTTCACTGTTTTACTTTAGAGCCAGACAAGTTTAATGATAGGTTCTATATATTAGATACAAACCTTAGACCTGAAAAGGAAAAGGGTATGACATCTAAAATAAATAAGACCTGGAAAGCAGAAGAGCTTGACCACGCTAAGACTCAAGACAAGGAAATAATAACGATGGATGAGTTAAGTAAAATAGAGTCTATGTGTGATTCTTTATTTAGCCATGAGTATGTTGTTGATATTGTTAAACAATGTCAGCGAGAACAAGCTATTACTTGGTCTATACCAGTAAGCCAACCGCTCCCTATACAATGTAAAGGTAAATTAGACTTACAATGCTTTGATTTTATAGCAGATATAAAAACGACAGCAGAGTTTGGAGGTATAGATAAATTCAGGTATGACTGCAAGAAGTATCACTACGATATGCAAGCAGCATTTTACTGTGACGCACTTGGTTTAGATCAGTTTAAATTTATAGTGATCGGTAAAGAGCAGCCACATAGCGTTGGTATTTTTGACATATCACCTGAGTTTCTAGAGTCAGGAAGACGTAAGTACTTATATGCCTTAGATTTGTATGAAAAATATTTCTTATCTTGCAGTGAAAATGTAGATTCCTACATTGACGTTGGTACATTATAAAGAGAGAAATAATAAAACCTTAACTATAACCTTATTAATCCAATACTATGAGCAATCAAAGAATGCGTTTATCGCCATCTGAAGTTGATTTAGTTTTAGAGGGGAGAGCAAAGCAAATTCCTTTAAACACCAATGAAAATAATCAACTATCAACAGTATATTTAGATTACCTTCACGAAAGAGGTATTCAACCTGAAGATGTTGTTTCATGTAAGCACTGGCAGTCAGCTAGTGGAGAACCAAGATTCTCTATCGTTACAAGAAACGACAACTCAGTAATAACCGCAGAGGATAGAGAAGATCTTTTAGACTCTATAGAGAATACAATCCTAAAACATAAAATATCCTACCCAGAACCCACGAAACCACTTGGAGAACATTTGTTAGTTGTTAACCCTGCAGATATTCATATAGGCAAGTTAGCTTTAGCTAAAGAAACTGGAGAAGAATATAATAAAGGAATAGCTAAACAGCGTGTCTTAGAAGGCATACAAGGGCTTATCGATAGAGCTAAGGGTTATAATGTAGAAAGAGTTTTATTCTGCATAGGAAACGATGTATTGCATGTGGATAATGTTTTTAACACCACTACAAAAGGAACTCCTCAAGATCAAGACGGTAAATGGTGGGAATCATTTGAGATTGCATTAGAGGTTTATGTTTCTTGTGTTGATATGTTACTTGCTATAGCTCCAGTTGACTGTATTCACTCCATGAGTAATCACGATTATCAGTCAGGATACCATTTAGCTCATTGTTTAAAGGCTTGGTATAAAGACTGTAAGAATGTTACAGTAGACGAGGGCCCTGCTTATCGTAAATTCTACCAGTACCATAACAATATGATCGGTTTAGAACATGGAGATGGAGCAAAGCCAGGAGATATACCTTTACTTATGGCTCAAGAAGCTCCTAAAATGTGGGCTAACTGCGAGTATAGAACAATGTTCTTGCATCATGTTCACCATAAAATAAAGACTAAATTTCAATCTGCTAAAGATTATATAGGTGTTACTGTAGAGTACATGCGCAGCCCTTCTGGGGCTGACTCTTGGCATGCTCGTAAGGGATACAAAGGATCACCTAAGGCGGTTGAAGGTTTTTTGTTTCATAAAGATAATGGTAGAGTAGCAAGCTTAATTCATAACTTCAGTGAGTAGTATAGAAAATAAGGTCTGTATTAAAATACTAGACAGAGCAGAGATAGGTGAAATCAAATACAAAACCACAATGGATCGTAAGGATTTATCTGAGGTAGAGTGGTTGATACATGCCCAAGAAGAAGCTATGGATTTAGCTATTTACCTTGAAAAATTAATTCAAATCAAAACCAATGAAGGGAATAATATCAGCAATAATAACCATTGCACATAAGAGAAAGAAGCCTATACATGTTGTAAAAAGATTTTTAAAATCTAGCTACAATATAAATATTAGTCTTGAAGCACTTAACCAAAGAATCAGAAATATATGCAAGTAGCAGAAAAAGCGATGGAGGTTCTTAGAGACTCTCAATCAACTACCGAGGAATCAAAGTGTATGAGAGATTATTGCGCTGCAATAGTCGAGATAGAAAAAATGAAAGCAGAACTCGAAGGGGTATCTGATATTCTTTATAAAACATCAAAGAATTATAAAATAAAACAAAAAAGAATAAAGATATTAAGTGATGCAGCTCATAGTTTTTACGACTCTTACTTTAACATGGTAAAATATAAGGAGTTAAACGTTAAAGCAAATAGAGAGTTGCTAGAAAAAGAAATGGAGTTTATTAACTTAGTTGCAAAGGCAACAAAATAGGGAGCTATTTGCTCCCTTTATTACATTACATTATTACTTCTTTTTAATCTTCTCTAGAGATCTTCC